GCGAATTCTGTTGTTTGCAACATACTTTGTGTGTTTGCATCAACTTGCGAGCTTGCCGGCTTACTATTCCCATGTGTATAACGTGGGGTACCGGTTTCTCTTCTCCCTGCTAACCCATTATTTGTTAAACGCCCTCATTTTGGCTATCAACCATTTGAACGGCGTTTACTTTCTTGGGCTCCCCGTGTTGCCTCTGGCGATGTTGGGGACAGCAGATTGGGAGGCCCCGGATAGTACTGATCCGGCTCACGACCGCGACGTCCTACGTCGTACTCGTGTTGCGATTGATCCAGTGTGGACAGCGCGCGTCTGCGCGACCCTACTGGAATCCCCCGATGCACGCCTCGTGCCCACCATTGAAGTTGAGCCTGATGACCATCGGCACTTCTTTTCGGCGGACCCTGAAAAGGCAGCGGAGGGGTATCTTGCGTGCGGCGCCGTCGACGGTTGGAGAGACGGTTGCTGGCTAAAACTGGACAAGAGAGGTGTCCTTGATCCAACCTTTCTGGCTACCCGGATGACCACTTCATCATATGGTTATTACAACTTCGGGTCCACGCCAGACATGATTGCCCCCGTGTGGTCCGGGGCACTGGCCAATATTAAGGCCGCGTTGGGAAAAAGGCACGCCAGGCCTATAAAATACCAATACACGCAGGAGTTCCGCCGCTTCGTGGACGACTACCACGACACCCTTCGCCCACACCTTACAGCTGCCGCGCAAGTTTCGCGCGGGGAGGTGGAAGAGGCATCGGTAGTCATGGTTAACGTCCGCACCGGTGAGGAAGAACGCGTGATTTACAACGCGACCAACGTGCATGTTGAATCGTTTGGGCAATGGGTAAAACGCTTCAACACAGCCAAACTGGCGGGGTACGTCCGCCAAAACAACGACTTCCTGTCGAAACAACGCGAACTCGGCGAGGCCGCCGTGTTTGTGAAGTTCGAGCAATCGGCAGGAAAAGAGGATGCCGCCAAGCCTCGGGGCATCCAGTCGACGTCGTGGCCCATCTATGCTCGATACTTGATGGCCACCGCCCAGCACGCTGTCGAAGCCGTTCTCGATGGAGAGCGCGCTTATGACACTGCAGGTTTGAAGTGGACATGCCGCTACAGCTGCGGTATGACTTCCGAGCAGCTCGGGGAGTGGGTCGCAAGACCCGACTCCCAGGAGAAAGACGTCGTCGAGGCCGACATCAAGGCCTTCGACGGCTCTTTCTTTGAGCTGCCGAACATGTCGGAAAGCCGATTCGTGCAGTACATGCTGCCCGAAAAAATACCTGACTACTACGCAGAAATGCGTGGGAAACAGGTAAAGCTGACCGCCATGGGAAGTGCCTTCAACCTGCATGATGCGTTCGACAGGGCGTCCCAAGAAACAAAGGGCCGGATCGTTTTCAACTATCGTGGCCGACAAGTGCGCGTAGGCACGTTCAGGATCACCGGACAGAGGAGGTCCGGCGATCCTCAAACCAGTTGGGGTAATTCCCTCTGGAATTGTTGCCTCCATTTGTTCGCCAGCATGAAAGTCCTCAGAAAGCTCAAGAAGCCTCTGTGGGCCGACTTGATCGTATTAGGAGACGATTCCTTGGCCCGTTTCGCGGCAGGCGGCGACCAAAAGGCCATCACGAAAATCTATGAACTAGCCATTCAAGAAGCCGGCCACGAGCCCGCTGTGGTTCATAGTCATATCCGCTGGGATATGTGCTCTTTTTGCTCAAGATATATCTTTTGGCGTCCCGCCCAAACGCCACAAGAACTTGAGACTGCTAATCGTTGGGCATGGCCAGGCGTGCCCACGATGTTGTCAGCTCCCATGCGGACCTTGTCCCGTGGGATGATGGTCAAACTTCGGCTCCCCGCTGGGTGGACAGGGGTCCAGGGGGGCATCGCGTACGCCGCAGCTGTTCTTGAGGCGAAGAAACAGTTGTGGCTCGACGGGGGCTCTGAAGTGCCGTTGGTTCGTGAAGCACTTCAACGTGGGTTGCCTGAGAGTCTTGTTACTCCAAAAACCCGCTGTTACGCGTGGAACCTCGACATGCTTG